TCGTACTCTTCCTCCATGTAACCCAGCGCGACGGCTTCCTTGACGGATTCCAGATTGGATTTGATTGACCTTTCGGCTTCCTCCCTAGTGTCAAAAAATTCCGGTTCCTCGCATTCGTCATCCCAGCCATAAGAAAACAGCAGTTGTATTTTGTATTTAGTTTGCATTAGAGTTTAGATTGAATTTTGCGCCAATAAGCGAGGGTTGCGCCCTTATAGGCACCTTGCGGCCCTCCATTCCACAGACGGGCCTTAAACTCAACGGAACGGCCCTTGCCATAGTGCTCTGTGTAAAGCGTGAACATCTCTTTAGATTTCACGGGATCAAATCGGTCATTTAGGGTATAACGGGTGCCCGCGAAGCGGTTAATGTCTTTTACTGTAATGGCCCAGATTTGTGCAATGCCAACCGCCCTATAAACACCGTCCGCGTCCCTATCACCTACGGCACGAGGGTTTCCGCCGCTTTCAACATGGCACACGGCCTCCCAGAGTCCTGCTTTTACTGGCAGAGCAGAGCAGGCAAAGCAAAGGATAAAGAGAGTGCGTTTCATGCTTCGCCCTCGCCTTTAGAAAGACGTTTTAACCCGTAGGCTTTAGCGTCATCCGCCAACGCTGAAACGTCCGCCCCATCCCGCTCTACGGTTCCGGCGTGACTGTGTGTAACCCTTAAATCCACTAAATCCCCATTCCGGCGGTCAAATGTAAATGAGGCGCGGTCTCCGTGTCTGAAATCGGAACACGGCCAACGCCGCCCAAAATCGGAAATTTCATTTTCTGAAACAGTAACCCGAAAGAAAGCGCCCTGAGAATAGAGTTTCATTTGACGCCCTCCACTTTAGCTAAGAGCGCACGAATTTTGAGGCTAAGTTTCGGGCCGTGTGGCTTGTCAAACTCTTCGCTCTCTTCAACGCATGGCAATGCATCATAAAGCGCCTCTAGTAAATCAGGCGCCAACGCAATCAATTGAGCATTTGCCATTGCCTCTGCTTTGGTTTTTGCGGCGCTGTCAATTCGCGCTTTATTATCTTCACGGGATAGAACTACGGCAACTGTTAGCGCCATGCTCCCCTGTGATGTAATGCGAGGATAATTTGACTTCCAAGGGCCCTGTGTGTGTTTTTGTGTGTTTTGCATAGGTTTTCAGCCTAAAACCCCGCGCTCAACTAAGAGACGCAGGGCAAGGGATGGGTTTTTAAGGCTTAGTTGAACCAACGGGAAGCAATGCCACGGCCAAACTCACGTTTGGCTTTTTGGCGAATATAGCTTGCAACATTAACTATTCCGGCGCTTTCTGTAGGTTTCCCGTCTTTTACACAATCCGCACACTCGCGCCAGTAAGCCCAGAGCAAAGATGAAGCAAGGCTAGCAACGGCTGCACGGTATTCCGTCGCCCAGTATTGTCCCGCACAATATTCTAAGCATAGCTTGCCCTTTTTCGTGTGACTTAGCGTCAAGCGATTGCGTAAAGCGGCTACCATATCGGCGGCTGTGATGCTATCCCGTAACTCAATTTGACGGAGCATAGTTAAAGCGTCGCTGCGTTGGCGGGTAATTTTCCGCACCCATAAGCGATAAAGGGAAACGTCCCCATAGTCCGCAAAGTCAAGGCGCGGCCTCTGATTCACGAAGGAATAAAGCAGGGCAAGCAGTTCGGATTTAGTGGCGTCAACAGGGACGGCAATTTCGGTGTTCATTGTGTGTGTGTGTTTATTGTTTATTGGTTGCGATTAGCTAAGGAAAGACTGTTTAGAATGGTTTCTTTTTCAATAAATGCGCCATGCTTAAATAGATAACGGCCAAACAACGCATCGCGCTTGACTACTTTGTGGCGCTTGTAAATCGCGGCCACTTTCTCGGCATCCTCTAATGAGATTTCAGCCGTTTCCGCTAAGATTTCAACTAGCCACTGATCCGAATTGGTTAGACGTTGAGCGATTGCTTCAGAATGTTTCATGGAATTAGCGGGAATGGTTAATCTTGCGCCCATGAGCAATGACATATTCAGCCGTTTTTTCGCTCATGCCATAAAACTCGGCAAAGCGTGCAAGGCTAAGAAAATTGTTGAAATAGTCTAAGTAGAGCGTCTCGGCTTTATCGGCGGAGATTTCTTGAACGGCTTGCGCTTCGCCGCGCGTAATAGCACCGGATACATGATGGCGGAGTAATTCCAAGGGATTCATTTTTGTTTTTGTTTCTGTTGGTTTGTTTCGTCGCGGTTGTCGCTCCGATGGAAAGAATGAAAGACTATTTCCCCGTTTCGTTCAAGCTCTTTTTTCTTCTTTTTTCACAGTAAATGCTAAGTGCTGGTTGAGCAACGAATTAAAGTTCAACAAAAGATTTGAATCGCGGCCACTACCTCAAACAATAGCAGAGAACACCGTAAGAGATAAAGGGGAATAGACACGGGAGAACACTAGTGGCAAACAGCCGGCCAACGTGCCGGCCATGCCGTAGCATTCCCTTTTCCGGAAACTGGCAAGCCGTGTCTGAATGCCGTTGAATGCATTTCCCCCCATAAGCAAAAACGCCTTTCCCTCATGATTCTTATTGTATTCTACCTTGCATTACTCTTATTGTGTGATGGTTTGCATTAGTCATAGAGGCTGAGACATCAAATGTCCCATGCCCCCTAAGACATCCCATGTCCCAGGCAGGGGGGGAGGGGGTTCGACGGGGTGGGGGGTAGGTAGATTGAAATTGGTTAAACTGCCACCTTAAAAAAATATTACAAAGGGTGCCCCCTGCTTGTTACAATCCGTACTCAGTTGTTAGGAAGTGTATAGGAAACGCCACTTTTCCATCTATGTTTAAGAAACATGTACAACTATGTTATTTGGTAACGCGACCAGAATATGCTTGACAAATGTTTTTATGGCTGAGTACAATCTCAAACATAGAACAAGCAACTAAGATGAATATCAACAGTAGTCCTTCAAACCAAAGCCTGTTAGCTTTAAGGCGGAGTGTGCTTATCGCTAAAGCTACCAAGCCGGAGCTTTACGTTAAGTCGCTGCTCGATCGTATTGGTGAAGACTATTGCTTTCAGAAAGGTTTCTATACGGCTAACAAGCATTTCATCGTTGATTTCTATTTGAAGCGTCGCAAGAAGCTCTGTCTGGAGATTGACGGTGGCTATCACGCCGATAGCGAGCAAGTGGCATATGATAGTCGTAGAGACTACTTCCTATCTGCTATCCGTGGATTTCGCGTTAAACGCATCACAAACGATGCTGCGCTGGCATTGGATGAACAGTCGTTGCTCTTGTTGCTTTCGTAATGTCTAATGACCAAGTGAGCACTATCCTCCTAAACTCCATCGTGGAGTCGGGAAGCCGTACCTTGGAGGCTAGGGAGCCTGCTAAGGCTATGTTGTGCTTGGAGCTGTTAGCAGATGGATCGACATGGCAGCAAGTGGCGGATGAGACAGGCTGGAGCTTTACGCAGATTGGGGCTGTCAAAGCCAGACATGAAGTAGCAATAGAGGTGAGGAAGAAGCAACTAGCGGCTGATGGCTTTGAGATGGCTGAGGGCATTAGGCTCCTGATGAAACAGAAGATGGCTATGCTGGCAGACAATCCAGATGCCTTGGCTAAAGTGAACGTGAAGGACTTGGCGCTGTCCTATGGTATAGCCGTGGATAAGGGTATGCTGGCCCTAGGAGAGAACAAGATGGTCATTGAGCATAAGGCGGGTAAGCCAAGCCTAGAGGATGCTATGAAGGCCATTGAGGATGCTAGGGCCGCGCTTCAGAAGGAAGCTATTAGCGTATGATTTGGAAGAAGCATCCCATTCTAGTTCCTCCTACGAACGAGGAGATGGCACGGATGAAGCCTGAGGCTTTAGCCAACCTGTTCGACATCTACCATCAGGCCATTGAGAATAGTCAGCGTGACCCCTATCGCTATGGCTTTAAGCTGCCTCATTGGAAGAAGGCAGAGGAGTTGCTAGGGGAGTTCAACGAATTGCTTGTAAGCGGCGGCAATCGGTCTTCTAAGACAACGTGGGCAGCTACGGCTGTTGTGAAAGCCGCGATGGAAAATCCGGGCAGTGTAATCATGTGCTTTGCTCAGAATGCGGATGTGTCCATCCGTCAGCAGCAGAGTGCCATCTATGATGCCTTGCCAGAGGAGCTGCGTAAGAAAACTCTAAGCGCAGAAGAGAACATCAGCTACACTCGTAAGAATGGTTTCTCTAAAAGCAGTCTAATCCTGCCAGGCACTCGCAGTCACATCATCTTCAAAACCTATGCCCAATTCCTCAACAACGACACCATCTTGGAAGGCGCAGAGCTTGGCAGCCGTGAACCTGTTTGGCTTAACATCGGCGCTTGGTGTGACGAGTATCTTATTGGCCCTGAGCTCCTCACTACTCTTAGGTTTCGTCTTGCTACAAGAAACGCTAAAATTATTGTTACGTTTACTCCCATTGACG